AAGGAAAATCCACAAATCGGCCACTGTCTGGATGCCTTGCGGTATTACCTGACTACCAACTTTTACCAGATTGTTGCGGAATATGGGCTGCAAGAATTTGGCGACAAAATTGCGAAAAGTAGTAACTTTGCACCATGAGTTGCTGCAAGAACATCCTGAAAGTCTGCACCCTTCTGCCGGATTGCATGGAGGGATTATTCATCCATGTACCGCCTGCCTATTCTGAGGCTGAGATCACCGTTCAGATAACCAACGGTAAGGGCCAAAAGATAACGCTAACCGAAGCCCCGCTATCAGGTCAGGTTGTCATCCTTACGCAAGACTACGATGCCGGGTTTTTCAATCCATACGGCGGCTTATACCAACTGCAATTCTTTACACCTGCGGGCCAACTGGTAACCTTTGAGCAGGGCGGAAAGACTTATGACACTGTCAGCTTTGAGGTCGGCGAATTTGATTCGACAACCGGAGAGCTAAATCCCTTTTTGTAGTGATTTGATAAAATGGACTAAAAGCCACTTGGAAATTTCAAGTGGTTTTTTTCTTACCTTTGCAAACATGAAATTCAAATGTAACTGCGGCACAAAGAAGCCGAAAGGACCAAGGGGCGGCAGGCGATGATTGTCAGTGCAATATCGACCGCTTTTTTTTGCTGGTTTTTCGCCTATTGTCTGGACGAGGTGCCTTACCTGCGGTGGTACGGCAATCTGATTGACCGGCTGCCATACCGGTTGAATAAACCTTTGGGCCGCTGTCCTTTCTGCATGGCTCCGTGGCTCTACATTCTTTTCATTCTAACTCCAAGTGATGCAAACATTATTCAATCTCTTTGGCAGGTCGCCTTCGGCTTCGGATGGGTCTATGCCGGAAACGAAACCTTTGCCCGATACATCTACCGAGGCGAATAAGGCCTATGCCGGAACTGCACCAGCGGAATGGCGGGATAAAATCGAATTTGCCTTTACTTCCGGCGGGCGCAATTATTACCGCTTCATTTCTGAGCCATACATTCCTTACACCCGGGCAAATGCAGCTCTGGATATTTATGAGGAATTGGAATGGGGTATCAGTCCGGCAATATTGCAGAAGCACATGGCGGCGGTGGATGCGGTCCTGATGGATAGCAAGATAAAAACCAAAGAAGCCCTTCTGACCAAACTGGCGGTGCTGAATAGCCATCTGAAAGAGCGGTTTGGGTTGGCCACCAACCTGACCCTCAGAATGAAGTTGGCAACGGTCCTTTACTTCGATGAAACCGAGGACATCACTACTTACAACTATCAGTACGGGGTTGCAAAGGCAAAGCACTGGGCGGAGCATCACGATATTCCTGATTTTTTTTTGAAGCTGCCAATATTAAACTTTCTGCCCTCTTTGCAAGACTGGGAGCAGAATTTGGCAACTCTTATGCGAGCCGAGGCAATAAAGGCAATCCACCATCTGGAAGTAGCTACTATGCTGAGTACACCAGAAGAAATAAATCCAGAATTGCAGAACTTGTTAGAATCACAAAAGGCTCTATTCGAGATTATCAGGAATTGGAAGTAATGCCAATCTGGAAGCACAATGTTGTGAAAGAAGAACTGATTAGGTTGCACAAGGCTGGAAGGTAGCGGGCCGCAGGTTGCCTGCCCGCAGCGAGAGATAGCAGTCCGCAGGTCCGCAGTTTTCTGTATCTTTGGCGCACTATGGCAACGATAAGCACAAACGACATTGTAGTCAATTATAAGCTCGGTGATGTCTCCGGGCTGGCCCAACTTGAAGGCAAGTTATCCAACCTGACAAAAGACGAGCAGGCTGCACTTGCTGAAGCCAAAAGGCTGACGGCTCAATTCCAAAAGATGGGCAACGAAGGCAAGGCCGGGGCTGAAAAGGTCAGTCAGGGGGTCAATTCTGCAAGGTCGAGTATGGGAAACCTTGGCAGCACCATTAACAGCATTGGCACCTCACTCGGTATAGCTTTCAGCGGTGCCGCAATAGTAGCTTTCGGAAAAGAGGTAATCAACATTACGGCCAAATTCGAGCAGCTTCAAAAGGCGATCACCTTTGCATCCGGCTCAATCGAGGAAGGTCAAAAATCAATGGCTTTCATCAGGCGCACTGCATCCAGCCTTGGATTGGACTTGCTCGGGGTTGCTGAAGGTTACAAAACTTTTGCAGCCAGTTCCAAAATGGCGGGCCAAAGTACGGATGAAACGAATCGGCAATTTCTGGCAGTTACCAAAGCGGTTGCAGCAATGGGCCTCAGTACGGACGATGCCAAAGGGGTTTTTCTTGCCCTCGGTCAAATTATGAGCAAAGGCACCGTGCAGGCGGAAGAATTACGGGGGCAAATCGGCGAAAGATTGCCGGGTGCCTTTAATCTTGCGGCCAAATCAATGGGAGTAACTACCGCACAGCTGAATAAGATGCTGCAACAAGGTCAGGTTATCTCTGCTGAATTCTTGCCAAAGTTTGCGACTGAATTAGAAAAAACCTTTGGTGCAGAGGCCGCAAAGAATATCAATACCCTGACAGCCAGTCAAAACAAATTTGGGGCTGCCTTGGATTCACTTATGGTTGCACTCGGTACGACTTATCAGGGCCGGATTAAGAGTTTCTTTGATACTTGGGCAAATAACTTTGACCGAGTGAAAGGCCTGATTGACCCGGGTACGGCAATGTTTGACAAAGGAATGCAGCAGTCCATGAAGCTATCTCAGCAGGCTTTGAAAATTGCAATCAACAACAAGAATGCAGAAATCCGGCAGTTGAAAGAGCAATACCGACTGAGGGCCGAAATAGTCGCCGCTGATGGAGAGATGAGCGACTTGGAAAAAGTTATGGTGGAACAGTTGGCCGATAAGATTACCATGCAGCAAAAGTTTCGGGATGGAATGTTTGCCAACTTGAAGACCACCGAAGACACGGCAAAGGCTACCGAGCAGACAACTGAATTGACGGCGGAGCAGATTAAGCTACTCAAAGCTGAATTCAATGAGCGAAAGAAGCTATTAGAAATTCAGCGAGAATATGAAGTCTTACTCAAATCAGTTGAGGGCAATGTTCCCGAGCCGCAGGCCAAATTAGGTGCCGAAGTAAACTACTTGAAAAGTCTGGAATCGTTACAAAGGGAGTATGCGGCTAAAGGGGTGGATATTACCAAGACCGAAATTGAAATCACCAAACTCAATCGGCAAAAGGCAAATGAGGAACTGATTTCGGAGGAAAACCAATTTCAGCTGCAAATCAAAGATGCCAGTAAAGGTTACTTTGCTGAACTTGATAAGCAGCGGAAAGAGGATGAGGAAAAGCGGCGTAAAAGTCAGGAGGACCGCATAAAGGCCGCAAAAGAGGCCGCAGATGCTGAACTTGCGGCTGAAAAGAAGTTGCAGGAAGAAAAGCAGAAAGCCCGGGAAGAAGCAGAGCGCATGGCTATTGATTTGGCCCAAATGACTGTAAACTCCATATTCAACCTGCAATCTCAATATGCTGCCAATGACCTTGCCCGAAAGCAGCGGCAATTCGATGAAGAAATCAGACTGGCAGACGGCAATGTGCAGAAAATCACCGAGATTGAGGAAAAGAGGCGGGCAGCGGAAAAGGAAGCCCGGCTAAAGCAATTCAGAGCTGACCAAATGCAGGCCATTGCCAATGCGATATTCACGGCGGCTCCATACATTATTAAGTACACGGCGGGCCTGCCAGTTACGGCGGCAAACCTTTCGCTGACCTTGGGCGCACTTGCGGCGCAAACAGGCTTCATCCTTGCCCAACCAGTTCCTGAATTTGCAAAAGGGGTTGAAAACTTTGAAGGCGGGCCTGCAATCGTAGGGGAAAAAGGCCGGGAGTTGGTCAGGACCGATTCAGGCAGTTACCTGACACCTGACCGGGCAACGCTGACTTATCTGCCGAGGGGTGCAGATGTAATCACGGCACCAAAGACGCGGGAATTGCTTGCCGGAAATTCGACCCTTACCAGAGGCCGCAATGAATGGTCGGCAATCGATACGGCACCGATTGCAAAAGCGATTATGGGAATGCCAGTTCAGTCTCTGGAAATATCCGAAAGAGGGCTGGAGCGATATGTAACAAAAGGGAATCGGACAACGAAAATCCTGAATAAAAAGAGAGGCGCAAACCTATGAATTACCGGTTTTTCCTAAATAACCAGCAGGTCGATGAGCCTGTTGGCTGGGACCAAGTGATTTTCGCAATCAAGCGGATGGATAGCTATGGCATCGACCAGAGCTTCAGCACCGGATTAACCTTTACAGGCGACCAAGACCGGATGCCTCAGATGGCCAATGGTGCAGCGATATTGCGCTTGATATTTGTCAATGAATTTATCAACGGTGCAGTTGATGTCCGCATTGAATCCGACTTTGTTTTCGAGGGCAGCCAATGGAGCTTTGAAGGCCAAATTGATTTCAGCACCTATGAGGAAACAGAGATATGCGATGGATGCAGCGACGGCGTAAAGGTCAGCATTATTGAGGACCAATGGCGGGAAGCCTTTTTGCGAAATCAGGATGTCGATTTGGACTTGCTGAATGAAACCGCTTTAGATGGTACCGATATTGGGCCGTTTAATTTGGGCGAGGTTACGCTGCATTCGCAGGAGTTGTATTTGCAGGGCGGATGCAGGCAGTTGGCGAATACAGGTTACATAAATACTACTGCGGATGTGATTTGGCCTTTGTATTGGCAGCAATCCGATTTTAGAGGACCATTTGGAACTTCATTTGATGTTACTGGGTTAACCTTTTCAGTAACAAATGTTATCTTTAAAAACAATTCAAATGTTACCAGAACCTTTATTGTAAATGGTAAATTAAAATGTAGGGTTGTAAATGGCAATGACCCAAATGATATGATAATCAGGATGATAAAATATCCTGACCCAATGGGGCCAGCTACCTTAATAGCTGATTATGCCTTTACTTCATTTGGACCAATTGAAATCAAGACAATGGAGGCCGATGTTGTGAATTTAACATTCACTCTTGACCCCGGCGAATCCTTTCAAATTCAGCACTACCTTACATCTTCTCTTTATAATAGAGCGGTTGGCTTTATTTACCCAGATGAAAACTACCTGACTTTTACCGAATACAACCGAGGCACCGCAAGCCTTTGCCGGGGCGTTTACATTTACGATTTTCTTGACCGGATAGTTACCAAGATGACCGGGCAGGCAGGCCGGGTGCGAAGTGATTACTTCGAGTATGGCGGGTGCCAGTGGAATCACCTGATTACGACCGGGCTATTCATTCGGAATGGTCAGCTACTGGAAGAGGCCGAGCCGCAGATACCAACGACTTACAAGGACTTTTTCGATGGCATCGACAAAATCTTTTGCCTTGGATGGGAGTTTGAGCAAGACCAGAATGGCGACTGGTTCATCCGGATTGAACCGAGGTCGTACTTCTTCCAGAGGACCATTACCAGCGAGTTCTTTAATGTCTCCGGGATAACCAGAAGGCCTAACTTGGATTTGGTTTTCGGGAATATTTCAGTTGGGTATAACGAGAACTGGAAGAACACAGCCCTATCCGGTATTTTCGAGATGCACACGAATCGGGAGTACCATGTCCGGAATAAGGTCATGGAAAACGGTGCAACAAAGAAACTGGACCTGCTGACCGATATTATCGGCTCTGGCTATGCAATCGAGTATTCACGACGGTTGCAGTTCTTTGAAGACAACTCTGGAACCAGCGACAGGCCGAATGATTATGAGTTATTCATCATCTGGCTAAATCGGGAGACGGTAACATTCGAGGAGATTGCAGGCACCGGCTACGAGGTTGCGGGGCAGACAGGCGAATTCAGTTTCGGTCCGGGAACGGTCAGCTATGGCAGCAACTTTATAGACTTCTGTGATGCCCCGATTGCCAACATTT